AAGAAAAGATACGTCCCCCTCACAATGGAGCGCATCGAGCACGACCTAGAAAGGCTCGGCCTCATTCACGCTTCGTTCCGCGAAATCGCCGTCGAGCTGGCCCATGAATACATGCTCGACATCAACCTGACAGCCGACGACATCAAATATTTTTTCAAACGTCACGAAAGGGCACAGGCCGCTTATGAACGGGGCAAGGGACGTGGCAAGCTCATGCTCCGCCGCAAGCAGGTGCAGGTCGCAATGGACAAGGAAGTCCCGACCATGCTCATATGGCTGGGCAAGCAGTGGCTCGACCAGAAGGAAAAGGGGCAGCACGAGCACACAGGGAAGGACGGTGGGCCAATCAAGGTTTCGACGGACGAGGCCATCAGGAAGTTCGAGAGCCTCGTAGCGGAGGCGGAAACACAGACGGAAGGCAATTGAGGCAGGAAAGGGAAACAGCATGGAGCACGTGGTCATTGAAGCACGTGACGCGGCAAGCGTCGCTTCCATGATCGAGATCGCAACCGGCATCAAATACAATCAGGTGCTGAAATACAGGCAGGCTTCCAGACGGGAGCTGGATGCCACGTCACCGGAAAGCCGGGAGCGATACCGGAAGGCTTCAAGCCTGTTCAGGCTCGTGGAGGCATACAGAATGGGATGGATCACGTATCAGAGGCTGCTATTCGACATTGCGCGGAACGACAAGCGCATTGCGGAATTCATCGACGAGAATGCGAAGAAGGTGGCAATCGCCTTCGAGCTTGCCGCAGGGAACGATAACGTCAGGATCAGCCAGATACTTGAGGCGGTGCAGTTCGAGATTGGCATATCCCCGGCGGAGATCAAGGGAAAGAGCCGCAAGCGCCAGATCGCGGAGGCGCGGCATATCGCGGCATGGCTATGCTACAGGATGAAGACGAGGCTCAGCTACGTGGCAATCGGGCTGCACCTTGGGGGGCGCGACCATACCACAATCATGAATTCGATCCAGCGGGTGGACGAGGACGAACGCCTTCGGGAAATCGCGATGCGCATCGCCAAGCGCAACGGGTGGACGATCCAATGACCGGCAAGACGCTCATGGAGCGGTTTCGGGCCCTGCCACCGCAAAGCCGCAAGGCGATCATGGCAGAGCTCTCGCCGGACGAACGCGCCGCATTGGCATATCACTGGCCGCTATGGGCACGCCCGCAGCAATTGCCACCGGAAGGCGACTGGCTGGTATGGCTTATCATGGCCGGACGCGGATACGGGAAAGGCTGCTGCGTCAATACACCTGTCCCAACGCCAGACGGATGGAAGGCATTGGCGGACATAAAGGACGGGGACAGACTGTATGACGAGAATGGCGACATCTGCCGCGTGGTAAAGGCGCATGAACCATACTGGGCTGAAGCGTATGAGGTTATTTTCAGCGACGGCGCAACCATCATAGCAGATGGTCCGCACATGTGGCGCACATGGGACAAGGCGGCGCGCAAAGCGTATGGACGAGCAAAGAGGCCGACGATACACCCGCAGGTGCGCGACACGATGGAAATCATGCGCACGCTTAGGACGGGGAAGAATGGCAGGGAGACAAATCATTCGATAGAGGCGGCAAAGCCGTTGGCGGCAGGCCATTCAGAACAACTTCCAATTCCGCCATACACATTTGGCGTCTGGCTTGGTGACGGTGGCTCGTGGGGTGAAGGTGTGCACCTTGCAGACAGGGATGCCGAAGCAATCATTGCTGGCATAGAGGCGGAAGGATGCGTGGCGCGGCAATCCACGAAGGGAAGAGGCTGTCACCTGTATCACATAACGGTTAGAGGGAGGCCGCTTGTAACAGTTCTTAAAGAGGCAAACCTGTTCAGAAACAAGCATATCCCGCTGCTGTATCTCAGGGCATCGCCGGACGCAAGAATGGCATTGCTGCGCGGAATGATAGACACGGACGGGCATGTTAGCAGGCACAGCGGGACGGTGGAATTGTGCTTCACGAATGAACGGCTGGCACATGATGCGTTCGAGATCATAGTGTCGCTCGGATACATTGCGAGAATTGCGCCGTCCGAGGCTTCGTATGACGGAAACATCACTGGAACGAGATGGCGCATTCATTTCATGGCAGGGCCGGAGGTGGCGACTGTTCCGTTCAAGGCTTCACGCCTACGGATGCCGGGCAGGCAAGCAAATCGCCGCACGCATCGCTACATCAAGGATGTCAGACCGGCAGGAAAGAAGCTGGTAAGATGCCTGACAGTAGATAGCAATTCTCGCCTGTTCCTTATAGGGCGGCACATGATCCCGACGCACAACACGCGCACGGGCGCGGAATGGGTGCGCATGCTGGTCAACAGCGGCAAGTATGGCCGCATCGCCCTGGTGGGAGAGGACAGCCACGATGTCCGCGAGGTCATGGTCGAGGGAAACAGCGGCCTCATGAGCGTATTCCCGCCGTGGCAACGGCCGTCGTTCTCGATGGTCAAGCAACGGGTCGAATTCCACAATGGGGCAATCGGCTATATCTATTCCAGCGTGGACTACGAGCGCCTGCGCGGCCCGCAGCACCATGCGGCATGGGTGGACGAGCTGGCGAAGTTCCGGTATGCGCAAGACGTGTGGGATCAGCTCATGCTTGGCATGCGTCTCGGCGATCATCCGCGCGTCTGCGTCACAACGACGCCGAAGCCTATCCCGCTCCTGTTCGATCTGGTGAAGGACAAGACGACGGTCGTCACGCGGGGCAGCACATTCGACAATCTCGAAAACCTCTCGCCGCAGTTCCGGCGCGTCATCGAGAAGTATCGCGGATCGTTCCTAGAAATGCAGGAGGTGCACGGCCAGCTTATCGACGAGCGGCCGCACGCCATGTTCAAGCGCGCATACATCGAGGAGGCACGGATAGGGCCGGGACAGCTGCCGGAGATGAAGCGCGTGGTTGTCGGGGTTGATCCACCGGCATCGAGCGAAGGAGCGGAATGCGGGATCATCGTTGCCGGGCTGGGGGAAGACGACCAGTATTACATCCTCGATGATCTTTCCATGCGCGGGTCGCCGTTCGACTGGGGCAAGCGCGTTCTTGAGGCATACCAGCGCCACGAGGCGGACATGATCGTGGCGGAGGTCAATCAGGGCGGCGACATGGTTGTGAGCACGCTACAGACAGTGGCGGCATCAACGCTCGGTGATCCATCGGCATTGCCGGTGCGCAAGGTCAGGGCGACGCGCGGCAAGGCAATCAGGGCGCAGCCGGTCGCCGTCCTCTACGAGCAGAGGAAGGTGCACCATGTCGGCGGCTTCTCCGATCTGGAAACGCAGATGATAATGTTCGAGCCGCAGACAGGGGTATCCGGCAACGTCTCGCCGGACAGGGTGGACGCGCTTGTGTGGGCGGTCACAGACCTGATAGAAATGGGCAACACGCACGAGATCGGCATCGGCGTGGTATAGCCGACACCGATCACGCTCTTTGACATCGTTGTCACGCTTCACCGGCTTCCAGCGCATCAAGGCGCATGGCCAATTCCTCGCAGATGGCAACATCGGCATCCGGGTTCGTCATGAACGCCGGATTGCCAGCATCAATGCACGTGCCGAACCACCAGCGACCGTTGCCGTCATGGTCTTCGTGGACGGAAGGGCCGGAGAAGGTCAGGCGCAGGTCTGAACCGATGCGCTTCTGAACATCGGCATGGCTCATGCCATGGGTGGAAAAGTCATCAGGGACGCCGACGTAGCAGCAGATGCGCGCCTTGCCGTCATCAGCCAGCCGGACAATGGCGGCGGGCAGGGACGCATTGGTGGTGAATGTCTCGATCATGGTCATTGCATCATCCCTCACGTATCCGGTGAACGGGCCGCCACGGAAGGCGGCAATGGCGCCGGAAGGATAGCGCCAGATGACACCGCTTCCGTGGCAGCGCCAACAATCGTCGCAGCCCTCATGCGGCGGCGGGCTGTAGAACCGGCCAGCACCACCGCATGAAGGGCATATGATCTCGCCAGTCACTCGAACCGCCATATCCTGATCCCGTCATCAACCATGCGCATGGTGAAATTGCCGTCGATCAGCCCCTGACGGCGCATGCGATAGATGCGGTTCCACAGCGCGGACATGAAGCTGGACGGGCGCACCTTCCAAAGGTCGCCATACGGGACGAGGAAGGAATCATCTTTGTTCATGGTGGCCATGAGATTGGCGACGCGGCACATTTTCACGTAGCATTCATCGTCCTGCGACACTGAACAGCCGGTGTTTTCCATCCGGTGCGCAATCTTCGGCTTGCGTGCGACAGGCGGTATCTTGACGTCTTTCTCGATAGGATATGGCATGGCTCAGCTCCTGTTGTGAATGGCTTCGAGGACACGATGGACGGCCTGCCGTCCGGCATTGTTCAGGTGGCGCTGCCAAGCGCCTTGCCGGGGCGACCACCGAAAACCGTTGCGCTTGAGGATGGAGCGCGTATCGGCATCCGGTTTGCCGTCGAAGACGATCTGAATGCGGCCGATCTCGGCATTCTCGACGACGCGCAGGTCGAGGCCGGTAACGTCCCATTCGGACGAACCGCGCGCGCGCTCGGCTTCCAGCTGGGCAATCCGCTCTTTCAGGCGGCGGATGCGGGCACTGCCGTTGGCGGTGAAATACGGCTGGTGCTTCCATTTCACACAGAACGCAATGTCGTCTTCCGGCCATCCGATTTCACGCAGACCTTCGGCGCCCTTTTTCTTCCACGCGCGGTTGGCAGCCTTGCCGCGCTCATGCGCTTCGATCTCCTGTTGCAGGCGCTCTTTCAGTTTCTCGATGGCGTCAGGATCGCCCTGCCGGACGGGGTCGCCGGGCAGCCCATACGGGAAAGCACGCCGCTCCATGCTCTTGATGGCGCGTTCGAGGTGTTCCTCGATCTTGGCGTATTTGTTGCTGGCGGCCTCATGGGCCTTGCGCGACCGGTCAACAGGAAAGCGTGACCTGCCGACGATCACAGGACTGATACACCGGCCAAGCCCGGCCCAGTAGTCACGGAACAGGGCAAGGTGCTTTTCCGCGAACCGCTCATACTCGGCGTCAGGGTCGAAGCCTTCGGCAACGCCGTCCATGGCCGCAAGCGCGCGGGCGCGCTCACGGAACTTTTCCAGCCGGTGTTTCAGGTCGTTGATCGAATGCCCGGCCTGCCGGTCAGGGAAGAACGAGATGCCGTCCCAATAATGGGCGATCTCGGAAGGGGTGGGGATGGTAACCATTCACTGCCTCCGTCAATACTTGTTCTTGAGCTGGTCGATGATCTGGTCGGCATCGTCCATGACCTGATCAAACAGGATGTTGCCGTCAGGGTCGGAAATGGTCATGCGGACGTGATCGCCGTCACGGCGCAGGTCGTAGAAATACTCGATGCCGAAGAAGCCGCCCGCATGGCCGTCGTCGTTCGTGATGTAGACGCTTCCGGCCTCGTTCGGGTTCTTGATGGCGGCGATCAACATTGCGGCAGCATCGCCCATGCCGTTGATCTGCCGGGAACGGTCGGTGATGCCGGTGGCGGTGAACGTCTTGCCACCGAGCGCCTTGGCGATGTCAACGCCCAAACCGGCGGGGTATCCGTCCCAATGGTTGTAGACCTTCACCAGCGGGCGGTCGTTCTCGTCATAGACTGTGATGATTGCACGGGTTCCCATGTCAAGCCTCCGTCTCTAGGTGGTGCCGGGCAGCACCATCGCCGCCCGGCGGAATTCCATTTTTATGCGGGTTGCCGCAGGGTGGCAATGTCGCGGGCGAAGCTGCGACGCTTCGTTTCGCTCCGCGTCATTGTCATGTCGGATTTCAGGCGGGCAATGGCGTAATCGCGCGCCTGCCGGTATTCAACGTCAGTCCAATCGTCGAATTCGCCGGACACGTCCTTGTCGTCGAAGAAATGCCGGTGGTGGGCATCGACGACACGGTTGAGGAACACGGACATGCGGCCATCGCGCCATGCACGCCACAGGTCGGCGACGAGCGGTGAGGGATCGTCCATGCTGCACGCGAGGACGACGGCATGATGCACGTCACCGAGCCGCTCGCCGAAGGAATTCATAGCCGCGTTGGCAATGGCGGCCGCAATGATAAGGTTCTGTCTCTTGTCTGGCATTTTCGTCTCCGTCTCGATATGGTGAATGGGCGGAGGGGCCGGAGCCCCTCACGCAGGTGTCAGACTTCGGCGCGATCGAGGTAACCGATCAGGCGCTTGAGCCACGCGCGTTTGGAGTGACCGCAGGTGCGCAGGATTTCGCGCTCAAGCCCCTTGCGGGCGAACTCGCGGGCCTCGTTGAATTCAGCCTTCGACCAGCCGCGCAGCTTCGGCAGCGGCTTTTTGTCGACGAGGTTGTCGGCGTGCTCGACGACGGCGGTCAGGAAGCGATCCAGATCGTCGTTCTTCCACGCACGCCAGAACATGGCGACCAGCATGTCGGCGTCCTCGAAATGGTGCGAGAAGCACGACACGCGGCGGGCGGCGTCGGCAAGGTCTGGCCGCTTCGCCTCGATGGCGTCGGCCAGCTTCATGGCGATGATCTGGGATGCGAACTTAATCATCGGGAACCTCCCGGTTTTAAGGGCGGGGGGCCAATCCCCCCGCTTCACGTCTTACATATATCGCACATTATTGGCCTTGGCAAGGGGTTTTGCACGGGCCAATGATGCGCAACACGTCGAGCGTCTCATGGACGCCAAGGTGGCGGAAGCCCCATTGAATGGCACAGGCACGCATGACCCATGCATGGCGGGCATCACGGTCATCCGGCCAGTCGTCGAGCGGCTCGAACATGTCGAGGATCACGCGGTAGTCATCATCCGCGCATCCGGCGCGATCCATGTCGTCGATGGTGTATTGCAGGACATGGCACGCGGGCATGGGAGAGGCGTGCCGGTTCCCGGCGTTGTAGACAAGGGTGTTGAGCTTGTTCCTGTTCATCATGGCTTTGTCCTCCGTCTTGGCAAAGAAAAGGGGCGGGGCGCTGGGCCCCGCCTGTCCGTTACTTGTTCTGGATACGCCAGATCTCCATGGCAAGTTCGTCGTCGCTCAGCCCGGCGCCGAAATGCTCAGCGATCTCGGGCTTGTCGGCGTGCTCGCGCAGCGCCTTCACGTAGTCCTCATGGCCGGTGCGCTCCGCGATCTCCACAAGGGCCTTGGTCATCTTGATCTTGTCGAACATGTCTTAATCTCCTCTCTTACTCGCAACAGGCCAATTCCCATTGCGTGTTTTATATATAGCACGATAGCGGTGGCATGGCAAGTGGGGTGCTGCATTTTTTTCTGGCGCATGGTATTCTCGCGGGGAATGAGCACAGGAGGAACCGGCATGCTGAAATGGCTGGCAAGCCTGATCCAGACGAAAGCGTCGCCAGTCGCGGCGGCGGAAATCACTCTCACGGACATCATGCAGTCGCTGCCGGGCTTCGGCTCGCAAAGCGCGATCGGTGAAGCCATCTATGAGCACGGAACGGTGCAGGCGGCGGTCGAGAAAATCGCATGGGCAACGGGCGGCCTGCCATGGCGTGTCGTGGACGGCAATGGCTCGGAGGTAGCGCATGACCTGCTGAATGCGCCGAACCCGGACATGACGTGGCACGAATTCGTCACGCGGTTCGTTCTGGAATATGCGTCGTCCGGCGACTTCTACGCGCTTCTGGTGCGCAGGAACGAGCGGAGCGCCAACTCTCCGGTCATTGCCATATGGCCGCTCAGGAGCGACCTCATGAGCGTCCAGGTGGACAGCAAGACGGGGCGAGTGGTGTCATATACGTATGGCAACGCCGGGTCTGCGAGGCTCTTCACATACAAGCCGGAAGAAGGCCGTATCATGCACATTGCGCGACCGTCCATCATCTCGCAGAAGGACGGGGCATCCGTCATGCCGAACGCGCTCAAGATCGCGGCTATCGTCGAGATGCTGGCCGAAAAGCTGTATGAGGGCTTGCAGGGCGGGACGACGGCCCCGGCAATCATCGCACTGCGCCATGCGAAGCAGGACGGGCTGATCGGCAAGGAAGCCATCGACAAGGTGAAGGAGGCCATCCGGGAGCACATGCTCACGGCGCAGAAAAGCGGCCGCATCATGGTTCTTGGCGACGTGCAGGCGGAGAAGATCGACATTCCGCGCGAGGCAATCGCGGCGGGCGACATGGACACGCGCACAGAATTGCGCCGGGAAATCTGCTTTCTGCTCGGCGTGCCGCCGGTGCTGCTGGGCCTGAAAGACGACAGCACATACAACAACTACGAAACGGCACTGAAAGCGTTCTACAGCGAAACCGTCCTACCCATGTATGCGCGCCCGTTCTCGGATGTCCTGACCAAGGAAGTATTCGGGCCGATGGGGCTGCGCATCGAGGTGGACGAGGAAAACATCCCGGTGTTCATGGAGGCCCGTCATTCCATGATCGAAACGATCGAGCGCGCCAGTTTCATGACCGTGAACGAAAAGCGCGCCATGATGGGCCTGCCGCCGGTGGACGGCGGCGATGTGGTCATGCAGCCGATCAATCTCATGCCGATCAATGAGCAGCCGCCGGAACAACCACAGGATCAGATGAAGGAGCTGGAGGCGGCGGCGGCAAACTGGCGCCTGCCATATTGAGGCGGGTGGCACATGTGGAAGGGAAACGAAAAATCGCTCCGCTACTGGCTCCGGGAATGGCGCAGGGTCTTCGCCATGACCGGCGAGCTTGAACCAAGGCTGCGCCGCAGGTTCCGCACAGCAATGATGCGGGCCCTGCTCGGTCGGGACGACATGGCATTGCAGGAAATCGAGCTGGCCATGAACAGCATCATCCTGCACCAGTCACGCGTCCGCAACAGGGTGGTGGAGGCCGTCATCGTCGCGACGGACATGGCCGGGATCAAGCGGCCACCGAAGAAGCAGATACGCGACGGGGTGCGCCAGCGGTGGGATGACTTCGAGGCGGCTCGCCGTCCTCTGATCTACGGGGCGGCATCACGGCTCATTGCCAAGCTGCCGGACATCATACAGGGCGAGATGGACGGCCAGATACCGCCACCGCTCGGCTCTCCGGCAAGCGCCTATCCTGACGGGGTGTTCGCCCGCATCGAGGCGCGCATCAACGCCAACGCCAGCGCCACGGCGAAGGTCGCGGCTCTCACAGAAACGCACGCGGCGGCCATCGCGGCGCAACACAACTCGGTGCTGGAGCTTGGCATTCCGATCAGCACGAAGACATGGGCGGCGACGCACGATCACAGGACGCGACCGGCGCACAGGGCGGCGGACGGCCAGACCGTGCCGGTGGACGCGCCTTTCGTCGTGGAAGGGTATCCGATCCCGCTGCCCGGCGACGGCAGCCTTGGCGCGCCGCTGGAGCTTATCATCAACTGCCGGTGCGGGGTCATCTACGACGCGCCGCGCGAATAAAAAAAGCCCCGCCGGAGCGGGGCAAGTCGAGAGGAGAGGGAAGAGGGGATCACTCGATCCGGTCGATGGCAGTATAGCACAGCCGGATCAGGGCTTCACGTTCCTTGTCGTTCATCAGGGTGGCTTCGGCCCAGCTCATGACCTGCCAGATACGGGCCTCACCTTCCACGCCGCCCTGATTGAGGCCGTCGATGATCTCGTTGATGGCCTCGTGGTAGTAGTTAATGCGCTTCGCCATTGTCTTACCTCCTGTCTTATGCAAGGGGCCCATCCCCCTGCTTACGTCCATATATATAGCACACAGCACGAACGGCGGCAAGATGGGAAGGCGATTTTTTTTGGCATTGCGCGCCGCAAATTCGTGATACAATCCTCACGATCAACAAGGGAGGTTCGCATGCCTGCATTCGTGGATGCACCGTTCGAGCTCAAGGAAATCAAACAGGCAGAGAGCGACACCGGAGCGACCGTCGCGCGGTTTCGCGGCTACGCGGCAACGTTCGGCAACAGGGATCGTGTCGGCGACATAATCCATGCTGGCGCCGTGAAGGGCGCGATGCAGGAGCCGATCCCGCTTCTGTGGCAGCACCGCATGGACAATCCGATCGGCATCGTCGCCGAATGGGATCAGGACAAGAAAGGGATGCTCATTACCGGCGAGATCAATCTTGACACGTCTCGCGGGAAGGATACCTTCGGCCTGATGCGCGCCGGTCACGTCAAGCACATGTCCATCGGGTTCATACCGACGGACTTCAAGGATAAGGACGACGTTCGGCACATCTATGAGCTTGAGATCGTGGAGGTGTCGCTGGTCACGCTTCCGGCGAACCCGAAGGCCACGGTCACGAATATCGAGAGCAAGGCGGACGCCTTCGCATGGCAGCTTTCCGTGCAAACGGGCATCCCCTTTCACGAGGCGAAAAACATGGTATCATCTGAATTGAAGGCAGATGCGCCCCTCGCGCCTTCAAAGCCCGAAGCACGGGCAGAGATCGATCTGGGGGCGGCGCTGGCAGAACTGAAAGCGATCATCAAGTAGAGGAAGGCACGATGACCAAGGATGTGCAGGCCAACATTGAAGCTCAGGTGAAAGAGCTGACCGATCTCGCCCGTGGCTTGAAGGGCAAGATCGAGGAGCTGGAGGCGGTGCGCAAGGATATCTCCGAGCGCATCAAGGAAAGCGTCTCCGAAACCCGCGCCGATCTGGAGCGCGACCTGAAAAAGGTGGCCGAGGAGCAGGCGACGCTGATCAAACAGGTCGGCGACATTGCCAACACCATGGACGAGCTCAAAGCCCGTGCGGAGAACCCGGTGGCCGCCGCCATGGACGGCAACGCTTCCGATGCGGAGGTGAAGGACGCGCTGGACTTCATCCGCGAATTCCGCATGGTCAAGAATTTCGAGCGCGGCGAAAACTTCCAGACGCTCGAGCGCGAGCTTGCGGAGATCGGCCAGAAGGACGTGGAGACGGTGAAGCATTACTTCTCCGCCATGCAGAAGTTCTTCCACGCTCCGCACATTCAGCACTTCAACGCCTCGCTGACGCCGGATGAGCAGAAAGCGCTTTCCACCTTCACCGCGTCCGGCAACGGGTTCTTCGTCTCGCCGCAGATGGCGACCGAAATTCTGTCCTGCGTGGAGAACATCTATTCGATCACCTCTCTGCTCGGGCAGGTGCAGATCGCCAAGAGCGCAATCAAGATCCCGGTGGACAACGAGTTCGACGAGGCCGCATGGGCATGCGAAAGCGAGTGTTTCGCCAACTCCGGCAATCTCGGCGACGGCCTGTCGGAGAAGGAAATCCCGGCCAACACTCTGCGCTATGTCGCCTGCGTGACCCGCGACCTGCTGGAGGATGCAGGTGTGGACGTTCAGGCGTGGATCGCCGCGAAGGCGCGCGACGCCTTCCAGCGTGCGCTTGAGCGCGGCGTCATGACCGGCGACGGCAAGGGCATGCCGCTGGGCATCGCGAACCCGCGTTCCTGCATCCCGATCATGAATGCCAAGCCGGAAAGCGATGGTGGTGCGCCTGCCGGACAGTTCACGTGGCAGGACTTGGTGATGCTGAAAGAGAGCATTCACAGCCAGTATCACGGCCCGGACATGGCCTACATCATGTCGCAGGATGCTCTGTCCTTCACGCTGACCATGAGCGACGCCAACGGCCGCCCGCTGTTCGAGGGCATCCTGACGGAAGACTACCGCCCGCGCCTGCGCGGCATGCCGGTGCACGTGTCCAGCTTCCTGCCGGGCATCGACACCACGCTGTCGCCTGCCGGGTTCCCGTCCGGCTCCACGCCGGTGCTGGTCGGCAACTGGCGCAGGGCATACCTGCTGGTGCGCCGTCGCGGCATCGCCGTGCAGCGCGACGACTACTCCGCCGGGTTCTGCGTCCTCTACAAGTTTGAGGCCCGCTTCGGCGGTGACATCCTCTGCTGCAACGCGGCTCGCCGTCTGGCGGTCAACTGACGCGAGGAGGGCGACCTGATGGGCGCGAACATCACGAACATCAAAGACCATCAGGTGGTTCTCACGTATCCTTGGAACGGCTTCCCGTCTACCGGGTTGCCGTTCGAGGTTACGGGGCGGTCGGTGCACCTGCTGTTCATGCGGGAAGGCTTCGTGTGGACGCCATGGGCACCGATCACCTTCGGCGTGTTCAGGATGGACCCTGACCCGGCGAACCCGCTGAACCCGGACTGGTCAACGAAACGGCCGGTCGAGGTTCCGATCGACGAATGCCAGCCGTGGAAGGGAACGCAGCCGCTGGAGGTCACGATCGAGCCGGGGACGTCCATCGACACGCTGTGGGCCATTGATGAGATCACGTTTCCGAATTGCGCACCGTTCTACACGGTGCACAGGGTGCCGGAGACGCCGGGTGACAGCCCGGTAGCAGTTCTGGCGCTGATGGAAAACCTTCGCACGAAAGGAGTATGAGCATGAGCGTAAAGCACACGCATGACCTGATCGCGCTCAATGCATGGGATGGCGCCGCGCCGCTCGGGCCCGCAATCGATCCGTATGCCGGGAATGCGCTGACGTTTCATTTCAGCGTCCGCAACCTGTCCGGCAATGCGAATTTCGCGATCATGTGTGCCCCCGCCGATCCGGCGGACAACACGCAGCCGGACAACACGCAGTGGAATGTCGTCGAGATGCTGAATGAGCCGTGCGACAAGACGAGCGGCTACCAGCAGGCGGAGATCGTTCTTGATCCGGACCAGCACAATGGCAAGGTC